TGCTGTCAATAATAGCATATCGACCATAAAATCTACATATACAGATGTTAGTTTTGCGACAACTGCAATGAATTATAATTCTTATACATCAATCAATACGTTTGTAATTGATATTACAAAGCAATACAATGAAACTAGCTATGATATCTCATTTTCTGGATTAACAAGTCCATATAATAGTAATCGAATAGGTGGTTCTAATGTCAGTATACCAGGATTTCTAGGATTCGCAAATTCTAGATATACACCTTATATTATAAAATCAGGTCTTCTATCAAACACAAAATCAACACTAACATCGGACAGTAATCTTCGAGTGTATATATTAACAACATCAAATAACTATTTCACAGTGTATAAATACATAGGCCCTCAAGAAAATACATCAGTATCAAGCGATATAGACATATCGTTTAACATATCATTTTCACTAGCTCCCGGAACATATACAAGAACTGAACTAGTAAACGATATAAACAATCAAATAAACAACTCACAATACCTAGATAGCAACTATTCCTATTTGAAACGAATAGATGTTTCTAATACTACATTTGATGCATCAACAAATGGATATCTTACAAATTCTATTTTTCAGTTGGCATTAAAAACTAACCGATTTACTACAAATAATATACCATATTCAAAATGTAAGGTATTGTTTCAAGCGGATGCTTCGACAGTAACTTATCCTATATGGATAGGTTCTAACTCATGTTTTGGATTCACAAGCTTATCTGGAGAACTTAATACAATAACATCAGATACATCACCCGTGGGTTCGTCTACTAACAATTATAATATTACCTCCAAACCGAAAATACAATTGAATTGCATCAAACCCGGGTTCGATGTTTCTGGTAACGGATATACAATAACATTAGCACCTACTCCCAATATGTTATTAACTGATTATATAAACATAATAAACAATGCACTGGCATCACCTACAAATACTTTATCAGGTGCAACCATAACAAATGAAATTAATACAACATATTCTGTCGCAGAAATAGATAGTAGTAGCAATTTCAATTTAAAAATAGATATCAATAAAAATGTCGACCAAAAAAACTTTGTAGTCGATTTATCCAAATTTTGTTATAATTTCATGAATTCTTCCCAACAGACGATACAAGGAAATCAAACACTAGTAAATAATAATACATTTGATATCAGTTTCCAATATCAGAGTTCGTATACCATAAATACTGGACCCTTACTAACATTATATTCATCATCGGGAAGTTCGCATCTTCGATATGGAACGATGAACGATGTAAGTTATCATATAATGAATCCGGTAGGAGCATATAACTATTCACAATTAGCACCAGTATTAACAAGTGCTCTGACAAATTATTATGACCCTTCTGGAACTACTGTACTTGCAGGCAGTTCTATAACAACATCAGTTGATTCTGAATATACAACAGTTACTGCACGTATTACTATTGCCGTTAATAAAGCTTTAACACAAAATGATTATAATATTCAATTTATAGATTATAGTGGAAATACTACTACTGTACTAAAATCTACCAATACGTCCAATAGTTGGTATAACTATTTATATATTGACCCGTCTATGATAGACCAATCCTATAATTTATATAATAACTCAGCAAAGTCGAGTGTTACAAATTACACTAATGTTACTATATCAAATTCATCAAACCCATCTTTTTCTTCATTCAATAAATCATTTTTTATTTTATTTCCAATATTTGAATTAATAAATCTATCTACTATATCATTATTTGAAATATTATGATGATAAGCCTTCGGTTGAATATAATATACTTTTTCATTTAACATATTATTATAAAATGTATTATCAATAAAGCAAATTTCAGCGGTATTTGGCAATAATGTGCAATTAATAAAATCATTATATGTTTTATCGCGGGTTGTTCTTGTTATTTCGATAATTTTATTATTAATTTTAAATGCGGTAATAATTTTATCAAATAAATCTTCCTTTAAATTTAATTTATATTTAAAATAATTTGTTATAAATGAAACCCATGGTGGATTGCAATTATTATTTGTATATATATAAATTTTATCGCAATCGCCACGTTTCTTTTTCAAATGCAAATATTCTAATATAGTTAATATGCCATATCTAAGAAACTCGGGGTATAGGTCTAATATTTTATTGAATTCATTTTGTTCTTCTACATCGTCATTATAATGCTTAATGCGGAAAGTATTTATTCCTGTCCATAATATCCGCAATTCACTAAAAGAGCCAAGGGTTTCATCAAAATCAAACACTAATGCTTTTGTATATTTTCTTATATATTTTTTATTAAAGCAATTGCCCTTATATACCTGTAAATATTTAAAATTAATAGACATTCATTTATATAATATACTATATTATATAAATTAAAAAAATAGTCATTACAAATTGCGTTTTTCTTTACAATCCAATAATGCCGGTTGAACCAAACCCGCCATCGCCACGAGCTGTAGTGGATAAATCTTCATCATTGACTAAGCATACAATTATTCTACATAATGATGGATGACAAATTTGTAATAATCTTGTATGTTTTTCTAAAATATAGGAAGTTTGGTTCGGCATTTTTAACCAACGGAAAGCACCTATAAGTGAACCTCTATATCCTGAATCTACAATTCCAGTATGATTTGCCAACATAAGCGGAGTTTTTGAAATACTGGAACGTGGATGCATATAGTAACCACAATTTTTTACACCGTTGAAGATTTCAATCTTCTCAGAAGATGAAACTTCAACTAAGTTACCAGTTACAGTTTGAACTGTAGCACCCTGTAGGGGTGCGGTTTCAAACTTTCGCTGGTATAAATTAGTATTTTCAAAATAAAGCATTTCTGTTTTTATTTCTAAATCAATGAATTTACTTGAAATTTTATTCTCAAATATAGTTTCGTTTGGAATAAATAAGTCAAACCCAGCATTATGGTAATAATCTGTTTTCATATTATAATTATGTTTTTCAATATGTTCTTTGTATAACTCTAATAGTTCTTGATTGTTTTTATTTACAGATAATTTCAAAACAGCGAAATTTTCATTTTTATTACCAAAATAATTTGAATACATTTTCAAAATACCGTCTATACTGAATTGTGCCATCAATATAATAAATAAAGCGATATGTTTAATTTGTTTTGGAAAAATATTATCTTTAGTAATATTATATATATAAAATGATGGACTACGAAGAAGATAACAAGGTCGAAGAAGTAAAAGAGCCAATGACTGTAGTAGAATTAGCAAAAGAAGTAAAAGAACCAACATATGAAGAAATGGAAAGAGAAACTGTTAAAAAATGTTGCACAGTAAGTGAACAAGCTAAATGTGTTTGTCATTGTTGTTTAAGAACATGGTCTTGTTCATTAAATACAGTTGAAGGATGTTGCGCTATTTCATCTGCTGCTTGTATTTTTATGAGTACTTTAGCAATTGGATGCAACAAATTCTTAGAATACATTGATTGTGATGGTCATTAAAAAAATTATAATATACAATTTTTTATATATTATAAGGAGTGTAATTATAGTTGTTAACTAATATTTATAATGTATTTTGAATTGGAAAAATATGGGTCATCATAATAATTTTTGAATGTTCAAGAATTTTTTGATTTACATTATCTATACTATTTGATTCGTGAATAAATGAAATACCATACTGAATAAAATTAATTAGTGAATTCATAAGCTTGTTGTTAGTTTTGTTATTTTGTTTTGTCCAATAAATAGCTCCTTCTTGTAAAATTATGAAGGGTTTAATATTTTCTTCGTAAATTAATTCGTAAACTGTACCACTATATCCGCATAATTCTTCACCTAAATATGTATAGATTTCGTCAATAAGCGTTGTTTTTCCATTGCGACCTAGTCCAATCAAAATTATCATTTCATTATTTGGAATACCATTTTGTATATTTTCTATATATTGAATTAGATAGTCAAAATCTTCTTGTTGTAAATATTGAGACCATCCTTCAAACGCGGTTTGTGTAGGTGATGCCATAATATAATACTGATTTATTTTTTTCTTTGTTATTATATTTATTTCAATTTTTTAATACCAGCGAACAGTTGTAAATATAAGTTTATATTTAACAATACTCAACTAAATATTCAAAATGGTTAATTTTTTGGACAAATTCTAATATGTCTTTTTCTATGGTTGTAGCAGGAGACCAATAATTTTCAGGTGGTTTATTATGATTTTGTATTATATATTTATAATAATCTTCAATGTTTAATGGTTGTTCTAATTCAACATTATGGTGGATTTTACTTAGTGACCATAATGGTCTAACGAATGGATACTTTTCAGGAAATACTATATTTAATGTAATATCAATATAATAGTTTCCATAAGAATGAATTATTTTTATTATTTCCATAGGTAAATTATTCAAATTATAAAAATCTTCGCGTTTAATAAATTTTATATTCAATACCATATTATTATCAACTATATTAGAAATAGTAATGTTTATGTTACTATTATCGTGAGGAATAATGCCAAAATAATTCTCAATAGAATTTTTTTGAAGATTTTTTATAAATGATAAGTAACTTCTATCAAGAGTGGTCGACATTGTATTTATTTTAATTTTTTATAATAATATTTTTAATGTTATTATAAACGATATATTTTTTCAATTTTATTCAAATAATATTAAGCATTCAAATGTTTGAAATCTTTCCAAGACATTTTTTTACCAGAGTTTGGCTGAACTTTTTCACTATCATATTGTTTATTAATATTATCAGCTCGTTTAATTGCACTATCAACATAGAGTTCTTTTAATATTTTACCAACCATAACAGAACCTTCGTGTTGGTCTACTTTACCATCTTCAATGAGTTTTAATACTGTTAAAAATTTCGTCATAATAAGTAAATCCAATTCATCTTTAAGGAGTTTATTGAAAATATCAGTATAATTGTTGAATAAAAAATTACACTCTTGTTGACATACTTCAGCAAATTCATCAGGATTGGATTTTCTCAAAGAAACATTTGATTTTTTCAAATTTTCTATAGTACGAATATCATTACGAATAAGAACACTGTGTTTTAAGTTACGAATATTATCAGTATTATCTTCACATTGACTTTCATTAATAAGGCGTTTTAAATCTAATCTTTCTTGGTTATTCATAAATGAATATATAGATATATGAGTTTAATCTTTTATGTATTTTACTAATAAAAAATATATAATATATTTTAATAGAATTCGAAATGGAAAATAATAAAATACAAGATTTGACACCGCCTTCATTATTTAGTATAATTATATATGGTTTATTAATAGCGTTAGCATTTATAATAATAATTTATAATTATGGTAAATATGATATATCATTAGCTCGTTCCTTTAAAAATACTTGTCTGTATATTGAAGACAAAATAAAGACTTTATTTTATAAATTTTGGCTTAGTATGAAAATGAAAGGAGATGCTATAAAAGTCAATTATAATGAATACAATATTTTAGACAATAGTTTGAACATATGAGAGAACTTTTAGGAGAATTCAAAAGTAAAAAAATTTTATTATCTAATAAATATTTATATTAAAAATGAAATTCAATACAAATTATTTGATTGTTTTTGTAGTATTTGTATTCGTTTTATTAATGTCTTTAGGATGTGGTTGTGCCAAAGTAAGTCCATATCATAAAGATAACTTATTTCCAAGATATTTTAATTATGAAGGTTTTGCACCTTTATCACCAGCTGATTTTGATAGTTCATCCATTGTCAAAGCAAATACAGTTACTGCGCCAGTAGTAAAAGTAGAAGGGTTTGAAGGATTATTGAGTTCTCCATATGGTGAAAATATGATGATTGATGTTTATTCACAAGCTCAAGGTAGTCCAACTTGCGCACCAAGCACATATTCCAATTCAATGGGATATTTATGTATGGATGATAAACAAAAGCACTTATTAACCACTCGTGGTGGAAATTCAACTGGTAAAGATAGTGAAATTGGTAAATAAATATTATAATTATAAATGATAATAAATATATAATTATAATGAAAATACAATGGAAACGCGTAATTCATCAAAATTAAGTAAAGAAGAAAAAGTCATAAAATTATTGAACACAATAAATGACTTGAATATTAGAATTATAACTTCTAATTTTCATTATAAACAACGATACAAAGAAATATTGATAAAGAAATTATTCGATTTGTATAATAAAAATATAGAATTTTTGAGAGAATGTCATATTTGTGAAAGTTCATATGAAAAATTTATTGGCATTATAATTAAAAAAAGTAAAGAAATGTTAAACGATATCAATAATGATAAAAGGATATTATCAAAAACTATAACGCAAACTTTAAATTTATGTATAGAATATCGTAATAATAAAATGTTACTATTGAATGGTTTGGTTTGTGATGATTTGATTACGAAAATATATGAATATGTATACTGAGTTATCTTGTATCTATTACTTAGTAATCTCATTTTCCATCAAATAACAATGAGAACAATAATATATAGCTTCACTTTTCTCTGGGAATGTATCAATATAATCTTTAATAATATTATGTTTACAATGTTTTTGTAAGTATTCATTCACCATACTATAAATTTGTTTATAATCTTCATTAATAGATTGCAAACAAATATCTTTATCCATCATAAGTTTTATATTTTTCATAATATGAATATCATTTGTTGTATATTCTGTGTGGTGGGTTTGTTGGTCGTTTTCCATAATGTAACAGCAATAGATATAATATATGAAAAAAAGTATTTATTTACTTTACATATAAATATAATTTTTTATAATATAATATTATAGATGACTTCAATATCCATAATAAAGGAGATTACTGAGCAAGGTTCTATTTTTACAGAATTTCCACCCAATTTATTAGATACTAACATACAACCTATAGAAAAGCAAGTATTTGAAGTCGACGGGAATAAAATATTACTTTTACATAATGTATTTAATGAGGTTGAATGTGACAATATCATAAGCCTGTCTGAATTATGTGGTTTCGAAACCCTTTCACATATATATGATGAGAACTATAGAAATAATCTCCGCGTTATGGTAGATGATAAATCATTTACAGATACTTGGTATAACCGTATGGAAAATTCACTTCATTCTATGTCTGAATTCTGGAATACAAATGAATTTATTTGTATGAACTCACGCCTTCGTATTTGTAAATATAATCGAAATGGGATATTTGCAGCACATTATGACACGCCTGTTTATCAAGATGGATTACGCAGTATATATACAGTGATGGCATATCTAAATGATGTGCCAGATGGGCAAGGAGGAGCAACTCGTTTCTTTAGTGAAATTGAACCAAGTTCTCCTCCAATTTATGTAAAACCAAAAAAAGGCAGTGTTGTTATTTTTAATCATAACATTGCACACGACGGAGAACAACTAAGAGGAGATGCAAAATATATTATGAGGTCAGATATAATGGTAAAAATATAAGGATAATATATATAATGAGCGTTATTAACAACAATTATATTATTGTAAAACAAACTATAGCTGAAATACCTACCAATTTACTTGATGAAAATGATATAGAAGACTATTATACACATATTCACGCATTAGCACAATACCTAATAACTACTCCAAATTGTTTAATTTTACCAAGCGAAATTAATGATGGAAAAATATTTAGAAGTGATATACCAATAAAATTAAAACCAGAAAATGATTATTTACCAGAAATATTAGATAATAAAACTGACCCTATATGGTTTACTACTGAACATCCAATGGCTGCATACCTAAACGGTTCGATATCAGACGAATGGATAATATCTTGTAGAAAAGTTAAAAGTGAAAAAATAAAGGAAAATAATATTATTGGGTATAACTTTTACATAAACTTTGACGGAGAAGTAGATGAAGATATATTGTGCAAAGAAGAAACTAATATAATTGTTAAACGATTAAATAAAGAGTTAATGAAACTACTTGATAATGTTTTACAATTATTCTATAAGAAAAATAAAACTGCTCAAGGAGATACTGTACTTATACCAAAATATAAAGTTATCCGTGAATATTTAACAAGTATACAACAATTAATTTCTGCGTATTCATATGAGAATGGAACAAGAAATTCAAGTTATGAAGCTGATAGATATATAGCCAATATTATGATGTTAATATTTAATAATATAGAAGAAATATATAGTAAACAACCTGGTAATTTATTTAATACAATTAAAAGTAATAATATTACTATTTTAGGATATAATGCTGGGTATATTCGTTTTGATACAGATGTATACCCAGATGACTGTAATTCTATAAATGCAGAAGTAACAATTCAATCACAATATCTAAGTAAAGAAGTAATACAAGAATATTTTTATCCACGAGATAAAAACAATAGTGAATGTAATACTGAATATATAACACTAAGCAATAGAAGTATAAATCTTATAGGCGGTAAGAATATTAATAGAAAAAAAAATAAAACGAAAGTTAGACGATTAAAAAATAAAACTAAAAATAGAAAAACAAGACAAAAAAAATATAAGGATAATAATATATTTATGAATTGGTTAACTCAAGATATATCATCTAATAGAAAGGTAAAAATTATTAGTCCAATCGATCACGCAATTTATTTTGAGAGAGAAGGTAAACAAAAATTATTGAAATTATGGCACGAAAGGAAATTAGTAAAAATGAGAACTTTTATTCAAGAAAATAAAGATAATATTGAAAAAATCGAAGAAGGATATAACACCTTTAAATATGAAATTGATGACTATAAAAAAATACTTCAGGAAGAAGGTTTAGACATTTTTAATAAATAATTGAATAATTAAAACAGCACTGTGGATAAAAATCGTAAAAAAAAGTATTTATTTACTTTTTACATATAAATATAAAATTACTATCTAAAAACTATCTAACAATACATCGCTAACATACTTTGATTTTGGTGCTCTTCATTTTTGATTAAAACATCGACAACATTTTTAGTAACAGTCATTGGAAATGAAACTTCCAATGTCATATCATTATTGAACAAACTGGTGTTTGGTTTGACTAATCTAAACAAGTTCAACTTGGTATGTATAATCTCTAAACAGCGTTTTAGATTTCTAACGCCAGATTCTTCCTTTGTTAGAGCTTTATTTGAAACAATATATTGTATTGTTTCGTCGGGAATAATGACTTCTTCGGCAGTAAAACTAACTTGTTCGCGAATTTTTGGTAATAAATAATCTTTGGCGATAATCAACTTTTCCTTAGCATCATAACCCTTAGTTTGAATTCTATACATACGGTCTTTCAAAATAGAATTTACTTTACTCTCGTCATTATAACTGAAGATGAATAAACATTTACTCAAGTCAAAATCGATACCTGAAAAGTATTTATCGTGGAATTGACTATTTTGTGAAGTATCAGTTAAATGTGTTAAGATACCAATGATTTCTTCGCCTCTTGGAGTATCACTAATTTTATCTAATTCGTCAAAATAAATAACAGGGTTCATACATTTACTATCAATCAAAATTTGAACGATTTTACCCCAACTACTACCTTCGTATGTATAAGAATGTCCTTCTAAGAAACTACTGTCGCCACTACCACCAAGAGCAATAAAGGTAAATTCACGGCCAAGAATTTTACTAATACCTTCTTTTACAAGAGAAGTTTTACCAGTTCCAGGTGGGCCATTAATAGCAATTGCGGTTCCTAATGAGCCAGGATTAGAAATCCATTGTCCAATCATTTGCATGATTTGTAATTTAGCATCATTCAAACCATAGACACAATCATCCAATTGATTTTTAGCATTTTCCATAAAGTCGTGACAAACATCCAATCCATCCTCTAACTTTACTGATAAATTCTTATATTTACAAAATGGAATTCTCATAAATGTATCTACCCAATTTTTCATCTTATAATATTCAGAATCGCTTGGGTCCATAGATTTTAAAACATTCAACTTTTGTAAAGCCATTGCTTTGAAATTGGCTGGAATTTTGCTTTGTAATAATGATAAGCGATATGGTTTTTCAATATTGATATGACTATTGATTTCTTTCAAATCTTTCATAATACTCAATTGTTCTTTATTCGATAATTTCTTCTTGAAATAATCAATCTCATTTGTATTTTGACTATCGTCGTGGATTAGCTTATGATAATTCTTAGCATTCTTAATACGAGCTTTCTTGACTAATTTTTTGACAGATTTATCACATTCGTTAATAGCATTTAATAGAATTTTACTTTTAGGTTTCTTATGTAATTGCGTAGTTAATGTTTTTTTAGTTTCTACCAAATCTAAATATTCTTGTTCAACATCAGTCAATTCAATATCATCTTTTTTCTTATCATCTGTTTTTTTAGATTGTTTATCATTTTTATTTCGCTTTGATTTCTTATTTACATTCTTACTTGAAGACTTTCCATTTTTTTTAGGCATTTCTACGGTTTCGTATTTTTCTTTCATAAAAGTCTTTTCATCATCACTGTTACAATCTCCTACATCATCTTCTTCGTTGTATTCTTCTTTACCAAATGCTTCATTATATTCATCCAGTCCACCACCAATTGTAAATACAATATCGAATTTATCATCTTCCTCTTCTTCGTGTTCCTCTTCCTCATCATCTTCTTCATATTCATCTTCTTCATCTTCACTATCTTCTTGTTTTGACCTTTTCTTTTTATCATTTTTCTTGGTATGCTTTTTTGATTTTTTAGAAGTATCCTTATGTTTACTACTTTGTTTTTTGCGTGGTCTTGGTTCATCTTCTTCGTCTTCACTTTCATCAAGTTCATCAATCATTCTACGCAATTTATTTTTTGAATATTTTGATGGAAATGCTTTTGTAATAATTTTTTGAAGCTGGATGCGTGAGATTTTACTGTCATCTTCTTCCTCATCCTCATCTTCTTCATCGTCTTCTTCATCATCCTCATCTTCTTCGTCATATGTATCTTCACTACCTAAACTTTCTCCATCATCATCTTCTTCATCTTCACTTTCAATAACTCTTCTTCTACTTTTTTTATTTTTTTTTGATGGTTTATAACTTGAATCACTTGTTTCTGATTCTGAAACTGTTTCATAAACACTTTCTTCATCTTCACTTTCTGAATCGGAATCCTTATTTTTTCTAAGTTTGTTTTTTTTGTTAAACATTTTCTTATCAGTTTTGTTGGATGATTTGGTGTTTGATGGCATGTTTTGTTGAATTAGTAAAAGTAAATTAGCAGCAAAGTTCAAATTGGTTAAATATCAATAAAGTTTTTTATATACAATTAATATTTATAGGAAAAAGGGATTCAATTTTTTTGTAAAATTATTATTATGAATGTTACAAAATATGTTTATGTCTTACGAGATTTAGTATGATTATTATTAAATGTTCTAACCCTCGACGCTTTCTAAAATGGGAGGTTTATAATAAACTTATGCATTGTATATTAACATTGGAATTTTCATTTTAGCAGGTATATTAGAACAAAATTTAGAAATACATTCGTTATAGTAAATTTTCCAAAAAATTGAATTTAAATATAATTAATTAAAAAGACATAAATAATTCTCTTATTATATATATTAGGTTTAAACTATACAATGTCGTCAAATCGTAACAAAATGAACGACTTTAAAACCCCATCCAAGATTATTGGTGTTCAATTTAGTATATTATCTCCAGAAGAAATTCGTAAAAATTCTGTTGTTGAAGTAACTTCACGAGATACATATATTGGTAATAAACCAGTTGTTGGTGGATTGTTTGACCCGCGTATGGGCGTATTGGAACCAGGATTAATTTGTCCCACTGATGGTTTAACTTATATTGATACTCCTGGTTATTTCGGTCATATTGAATTAGCACGCCCTGTGTTCTTTATTCAACATTTGAAAGAAATAATGAAAATATGCAGATGTGTTTGTTTTAAATGTAGTAAACTATTAATCAATAAAAATCGTCATAAGCATATTTTAACGATGAATTCGGAAGATAGATGGAGTTATGTAAGTGGATTAGCAGCAAAAGTAAAAAGGTGTGGTGAAAGTATTGAAGATGGTTGTGGCTGTAAACAACCTGATAAAATAAAATTGGAAGGAATGGCAACTTTATATGCTATTTGGGAAAATATTGCAGCGGAAGAAGCGAATGAAAGTAACAAAATTAATATTCGGTTAACTCCTGAATTAGTATTAAAAATTTTCAAGCGTATTTCTAATGAAGATATTTCCTTTATGGGATTTAGTCCAATATGGTCAAGACCAGAATGGATGATTTGTCAAGTTCTTCCAGTTCCGCCACCTGCTGTTCGTCCATCGGTCAAGCACGATGCTCAACAACGAAGTGAAGATGATTTAACACATATTTATAGTAATATTATTAAAACAAATCGTGATTTATTAGAAAAATTAAATAATCCCAATACATCACCGAATGTGATTGAAGGAATGACTACATTTTTACAATATTTTATTGCGATGATTGTAAATAATAAAGTTAAAGGTGCAAATCCAATGGCTCAACGGTCAGGTCGTCCACTTCAATGTATTATGGGTCGTTTAAATAGTAAAAATGGCCGTATTCGTGGTAACCTGATGGGTAAACGTGTAGATTTTAGTGCTCGTTCGGTAATTACCGGTGACCCTAATTTATCTTGTCGTCAATTAGGTGTGCCTATGAAAATTGCCAAAAATCTTACAAAACCTATGGTTGTAAATGACCGTAACCGTGATTTCTTGATGAAATTAATTCAAAATGGCCCAGATGTTTATCCTGGTGCTAAAATTTTGGAAAGAAAAAATGGTGAAAATATCTCTTTACGATATGTAGATCGTGGTTCTATTCGATTAGAAAATGGTGACACTGTACATCGTCATATGATGGATGGTGATGCTGTTTTATTTAACCGTCAACCATCTTTACATAGAATGTCTATGATGTGTCATATCGTAAAGGTGATGAAAAAAGGTGACACATTTAGAATGAATGTAGCTGATACTAAACCATACAATGCGGATCGACCAACATCACTGCATAATAGCAGTAATGATTCATTATAATAATCAAGGTCCGCAACAGGGAGCGTGAAAAGCGTGTTACTCCCTAGTGAATAATTCAATAAATTCTTGGATAAAATAATAAAAAAAATAAATATAAAGAAATTTCTTCTTATAAAATAAATGGTAGACGATACGAAACCTTTAGACGAAAAATGTTGTTCAAGATGTGGTGAAAAAAAAGATGTTGATAAATTTATTAAAAACCGTAACATATGCAAAATATGTGATAATAAAAGAAAAAAAGAAAACTGGGATAAGGCTATTGAAAATATAGTGACAGACGCAAATCTAAAATGTAATACTTGTAATGAAACCAAAACTATTACTTTGTTTGTAAAAAATCGCAATGTATGCTGTGACTGTGATAATAAAAGGCGTCGTCTAAGATATCAGACCGATGAAAATCATAGATTGAATGCCATACAGAAAGCAAGCGAGTTCAAGCATAAAAAAGTGATTGAACGTCGTCAATTAAAACAGCAAGAAATTGGTGAAAACAACAAGAAATGCAGTGTTTGTTTTACTATAAAACCAAAAGACAGATTTCGACATAACAGATTAAGATGTAAAGATTGTGAAAGAGATGAACCTATACAAAAATTCATACGAAACGTTCGTTCAAGGATATATATTGCCTTGAATCAAACTAAAGAAAATCATACAAATGAATATCTTGGTATATCCAATATTGAATATATAAAATGGATATGTCATTATAACGACAAATACACTCTTGAAAATCGTGGAAAAGAATGGCATATAGACCATGTAATTCCATTGTCGAAATTCAATCTTGAAAACAAAGCCGAACAATTAATAGCATTCAATTGGAGAAACACAATGCCTTTATCACCAAAAGAAAATTTATCAAAAAACTGTAAAATAATAAAAACACAAATTGAACAACATTATAAAAAGTTAGTAGACTACCATGAAGAAAAAAAAATAGAAATGCCCCAAGAATTTATTGAATTATTTGCGAAACACCTTGTTGACGGGAAGTCCTTAAAGCATTCACTACCACTCACTACAGGAAACGTCTGTGAGGATCTCGGTTAATAGCCGACAGCCGATGGTAAAAAAGTGAATTGATGATTACGAAAGTATGAAATAGGAAATCCGCAGTGCTACTGTCTAAGTCCGTTATGGTAGGATATGACAGGCTCTCAGAGACTGCTGAGGTGTTGGTGAACAATGAAGGATTAGCCATCCCGAGTTTGCTTAAGGTACAGTCCTTCCCCTTTGGAAACATAGGGGGTTGTAGTATAATTTAGCCTGGAAAAAATAAATTAATAAAACCATAAAAATCCAGACCAATTATGCTGCGAAAGTTTGATGGCGATGAAATGAATATGCACCTACCGCAAAATATTTTAGCAGAAACAGAATTAAGAAATTTAGCAGCAATTCCATACCAAATGATTAGTCCAGCAGGAAATGCACCAATCATTGGTATATATCAAGATTCATTATTAGGTTCATACCGTTTTACAAGACCAAATATTAAATTTAGTCCAAGAGACGCAATGAACCTATTAATGATGTATAATAATGTAAATACAGACACATTACGCGAAAAAGGTAACGAAATAACCAGTTTTGACATATTATCACAAATATTATCACCTTTAACAATGAAATATAAAACAAAAATGTATGATGAAACAGAAGAATATGAAAAATCCAATAATGTCTTAGAAATCCGCAATGGAAAATACATTCGTGGTCAGTTAGAAAAATCAGTATTAGGGTCAACAACAAAAGGAATTATTCATCGTATTTGTAATGATTTTGGAAATATGGCAGCATCGAATTTTATTGATGACCTGCAAAATGTAGTAACTGAATACATGAAGTCAAGTTCATTTAGTGTAGGCATTAGTGATTTAATTTCCGATAAAAAGACACAAGATAGTATTATCCAAGTCATTACTACACAAAAACAAGAAGTTCAATCTTTAATAGAAAAAGTGCATTTGGGCATATTTGATAATCCTACAGCAAATACCAATTTAGTTGAATTTGAACAAACTGTAAATAATACATTGAACAAAGCAACTGAACAATCAGGTAAAATCGGTCGTAAGTCATTAAGTAAAAACAACCGTTTCTTAATGATTGTAGAATCTGGTTCAAAGGGTTCGCTTATCAATATTTCTCAAATGATTTCTTGTTTAGGACAACAAAACATAGATGGTAAAAGAATTCCATACGGGTTTGATAGTCGCACACTTCCTCATTATAATAAATTTGACGATTCTCCTAACGCTCGTGGGTTCATTGAAAATTCATATATTTCAGGTTTAACCGCACCAGAATTATTCTTCCACGCTATGGGTGGTCGTATCGGTCTTATTGATACTGCTTGTAAATCCGTTACTTGGGAAACGCCAATTGTTATTATGGAAAACGATAAACCTAAATATATTGAAATCGGCCGTTGGATTGATAGTTTATTAGAAACATCACCTGAACAAATCAAGCATTTCACAGATAGACAAATGGAATTATTGGATACAAATGAAATATACATTCCTACTACTGATGAAAATGGCGTAGTAACTTGGGGAGAAATCACCGCTGTTACCAGACACGACCCAGGTGATGCTTTATATGAAATCAAAACTCACGGTGGTAGAAGTGTTATTGTAACAGAAAGTAAATCTTTACTAATTTGGAACCCTGAAACAAAAACATTGGACGAAACATCGACACCAGATATTAAAATCGGCGATTGTGTTCCAGTAACAGGTGAATTATGTAAACCACCAACTACTACAAAATACATTGATGTTGTTGATTATTTACCTAAGACAGAATTCGTTTATGGAACAGATTTCAATATTGCGATTTCAATGATGAAAACTACAATGGAAAATAGAAATAAAATACCAGCAAACTGGTGGAACGAAAATAACAATACACATTTCACACTTCCATATAGTAAAAAGGCATCATTACAACGAACATCTGTAAGGTCAAATACTGAAAATATTAAAGATGGTTTTGTTTATCCATACCACGCATTCCGCAAAGATGCATTTATACCAGAAAAATTCGAATTAAATGAAGAAAATGGAATATTTTTAGGACTTTATTTAGCAGAAGGACATAGTAACAACTGTCATATTACTATTACAAATAATAATGAAAAAGTTCGTTCTTTTGTTAAATATTGGTTTGATAAACATAATATTACTTACAATGAAAAATCAAAAGTAAACGCCAAAGGTTGGACATCAACAACAATAACAGGTAATTCATCCATATTATCAAAGTTTTTGTTAAAATTAGTAGGACATAAAGCAGAAAATAAATTCGTTCCAACTGAAGCATTTACAGCATCGGATCATTTTATAATCGGTTTATTAAACGGTTATTATTCAGGCGATGGTTCTATTGGTAAAAATTCGATTGAAGTAGGAAGTGCGTCACAACGATTAATTGAAGGAATTTCTATGTTATGTTCGAGATTGGGTATATTTGGTAGAACATCCAAACACCAAATGAAGAAAAATAATTTAAATACAAAAAATATCAAACCAACTTATAGATTATCAATAAGTGCTCATTGGGCATATAAATTCGCTGAACAAATATCATTTATTGAAGAAGATAAAAATAATAAATTAAAAACAAAAAAATGGAATAATAAAAAACATATGAATTTCGAAACATATAATAATGTTGTATTGGATAAAATCACTGAAATCAATATTCTTGGAGTTGAAAAATATCCAAAAGTATATGATTTGACCATTCCATCTACACTAAATTTCGGTTTAGCAAATGGTCTTCAAGTTCGTGATACTTCCCAAACAGGTTATATACAGCGAAGATTAATCAAAGGTCTGGAAGATTTGAAAGTAGAATACGATATGACTGTTCGAAATAATAAGGGTAAAATTATTCAATTTACATATGGCGACGATGGATTTGATTCAACCCGTGTTGAAAATCAAATCATTCCATTAGTAGGAATGAGTATTGAAGATGTTTATGTCCACTATGATATTGTCGGTGTAAATGAACAAAATACAGAATTGATTAATGTTTATTCAAAAGGAACAGTTGCTCGTATAAAGAAACAGCGTCCTGAAACAAAAGTAAAATGTCATAGTTATATTAATAAAATGATAAAAGCCAGAAACGATATAGTAAAAGGTATATTCAAATATAAAAATGAAAACTCAGTAAAAGTTCCTGTATCATTTCAAAATATTATAGCAAATATTCAAGGTCAATTAGGTTTAAATGCAAATTCTATCGTAGATATAACGCCATTAGAAGCATTTTCACTAATCGAAGAATATTTTGATAAATTGAAGTTATTACATTTTGTTCAACCAACACCATTATTTGAAGTATTATATCATTTCTATTTGACACCAAAAGATTTATTATGTAATAAAAGATTTCATCGTAAAGCCTTGATATTCTTATTAGAAACTATATTATTAAAATATAAACAAGCGATTGTTCATCCAGGTGAAATGGTAGGCGTAATTGCTGGTCAATCAATTGGTGAACCTACTACGCAGCTGACACTCAATACTTTTCACTTATCCGGGGTTGCATCCAAGTCGAATGTTACTCGTGGTGTGCCAAGAATTGAAGAGATTTTAAGATTAACCAAGAACCCAAAAAATCCTTCATTGACAGTTCATTTGAAGGCATTGGATGAAGAAGAACAAGATAAAGCCACACAATATGCAAATATGTTGGAACATACAAGATTAGTAGACGTAATCAAATCATTCCAAATTTGTTTCGACCCAAATGATAAATCTACATTGATTATGGAAGACAGAGTTTTAATGGAACAATATTACGAATTTGAGAATTTAGTTGAAGAATGTATGGAAGTAGAAACTGACCAACAACAATCACAAAAATCAAAATGGATAGTTCGAATGGAGTTGGACGCTGAAGTATTATTAGATAAAAATATTACAATGGATGATATTCATTTTGCCATAACAAATAGTTATGACGGCGATATTTCTTGCGTATATTCTGATTATAATTCAAATAATTTAATTTTTAGAATTCGTTTAAATAGTAATGTATTTAATAAAAATAAAAAAACAAAAGGCACTCCAGAAACATTAGACCAATCCGATGATATTTATTTATTACGAAATTTCCAAGATACAATTTTAAATAATATTGTCTTGCGTGGTATTCAAGGAATACAAAATGTTATTCCAAGAAAATTACAAAATCAATTAGTATTTAATGAAGGTAAATATTCATCCAAAGATACTTGGATATTGGATACAACTGGAACTAATTTATTGGAAGTATTATCATTGGATTTTATTGATAATAAAAGAACATATGGTAATGATATTAAAGAAGTATTTAATGTATTAGGCATTGAAGCGGCAAGACAAATTATATACAATGAATTTACAGAAGTCATGGAATTCAGTGATGTAAATATTAATTATCATCATTTAAGTTTATTATGTGACCGTATGTGTTCAACGATTAATTTAGTATCAATATTCCGTTCAGGTATTTTGAATGATGATATTGGCCCAATTTCAAAATCAACATTTGAAGTTCATACCGAAGTATTATTGAATGCATCAAGACACGCGGATTTTGACCATATGCGTGGTGTATCAGCAAGTGTAATGATGGGACAACACGGATATTTTGGAACAGGTTGTTTCAATTTAGTATTGGATATGAAAGAAATGGAAAATATGGATGACATCGAAGTTGAACGAAAAGAAGAAAAAGAAGAAATCGAAAAAATATTTGGAAATATGGAAGATAAGACAGATATTTGTGCTAAGAATAAAATAGAAATTCGTAATAATTTATCAGCAATTAAAACTGAAGATATTGGTGAATGTAATGATAATGATGGATATAATATTGGTTTTTAGTTTATATACAATAATAAGTAATAAAAAAAGTTTTATATAATAACTTGTTATGAAAATAACAAGTTATTTTTTTATTTCTAGACATGCTCAATTCTACATAATCTCTCTATAAATCTGTATTTATCTCGTTCTTCATTCATATAAATATTGATGATTTCTGCGGGTGAATAAAAATTTTCTTCAATATCTTTCAACTGGTCAATTTCAATTACTTCATTAAATAAATGTCTATACATTTCTTGTAGTATTTTATGCGATACATATGACAATTCGAGAGTTACGTCTATTCTTCCTGGTCGCACTAATGCTGGGTCAAGTTCATGATAATGATTAGAGGAAATAATCATAATTCTACCTGGTGTTTCACGAATTCCATCCCATAAATTCAAAATATCATCTAATGTGATTGGTTCATCTTCTAACAATAACTTTGGGAATTCACAAACTTTTTCATTAGCTTTCTCTGTAGCAACTATTGTTTCTAATAAATCTCCAACATTTACCTTTGAATTATAAGATAAATCTTCAAAATCTAACTTTTTTCCAAAACAGGTTATATTTTTATTTTTCTTTTTTTCTCTATCCAGTACAATATCACCAATACAATCTATGTCTTCAAATACAATTATTTTGTTATCAAAACCTATGCTGCCTTTTTTATTATCTGGGTTATAACGGTCTTCAAAAAATATACTATCCAATTGCTTCTTTGTTTTGATGAGTTTCAGTGAAATAACTATTACATGACGATTTGTATAATTCGCAAGTGCTTTTATTAATGATGTTTTGCCTGTTCCTGGAGGCCCATGCATACCAATACCAATTGAATATGGAATTCCTTTTTCGTAATACCATTCTTTATTATTTAAAAAAAAGTTTACTTTATTTATTACATTTTCCTTATCTTTGAAAAAAATATTATTAAAATTTCGTGTGCTTGAAAATATATTTTCATCCCAAATTTCATATTTATTGTCTTCATATTTTGCTTTATTTAAAGTATAAATAAATTTTTTGTTATGGCGTATATCTTCAATTGTTGATAAATATTTGTTGGTTATATTTTCAACAAATTCTTTTATGGCATATAAATCACTTTTATAAGAAAATAATTGAATATTAATTTTTTCAAGTTTACTTATAGTTTTGTTATTTTTATCTTTTGATTTTTTATCTTCATCTTTATCTTCATTTGTTATTATGGTATGAGCATATATTTGATGTTCTTTTGATAATAAAAATTTGCTATTTTGTATTACCATATAAATACCAGTATCTCTTTTATTATTTTTTGAATAGTTTTCGAATGAATATTCTTTGATATGTTTGATACTTTCATTATCTTCTATTGTCTCAATTATATGAAACCATAACGCTTTAAATCTATCACTAAATGAATTTGTTTGATTTAAATTATTATCATAATAGGTTGTAGTTAAACCTATTTTTCCTTCATATTCAATTATAGCTTTCTTATAAAACCAATCAATGAAATCATAGTCGAATGATGTAATCAATTCTATAAAATAATTGAAATTATCGTTTATAAATTTGGTTAAATACGAAATGAACGTAATAATGATAGTGGTAATTAATGTATCATACATAGTATTGCCAGTTTTAAATTTATCAAAAATAATCATATTAAGAATATTACCATACATTAATTTTAATTGTGTATCTATATTACCAAAACTTATCATATTATAAAAATTATTACAAACTTTATAATATATTATAAAAATGTGTTTAATACATTATAATAAATATTATATTTTTCCCTCTATAAATGTAGAGAATTTTTTTATATTTTCAGTATATTCAATTCCATTGAATGCGCTACTTAATATATTATCAAACCCTTTTAAATCGCTTAACTTCAATTTTGGTTTAATTAAATTATACTTTGGTGGAATATTCAATTCAACTTCGTGGGGGGTTCTAATAAAATAGAATTCATTTGTATCATAATTATCTAAACCACCTAACATTAGCCAATTTACGCCAGGAACCATATGTTTAAAAACATTCGTAGAGAACAAAATGATAGGTAAATTATATGTATTTGCAAATATCCAAATATCCAAATCAGTCAAATAATAATTTTCACTCATTATCATACTTTCAAATGTTACAGCATTATTTTTGATACTATTGACAATATCTCTTTTGCCTTGTTTATACAAAATATCAAGTATTTTCAATTGATAGTTAACAATATAATCTCGATAAACATTCCATAGAGTTCGTTTTAAATCTTCTACTGATAGTAATTTACCTGTTTTTTCTTGTAATATATAAATCAATATATAAAAACTACAACGATTAGAATTGGTAAACATAATTTCTTTACAATTTTTTGGAAATACATTTTTCCAAAAACTATCAGCATTACCTATAACATCGCGAATTTTACTAATACATTGTACACCCAAATCATCCATAATTCCCTCAATATTTTGTTTTTCGATACCCTGTTCGCTTAAAGAAATTACATTATCATATTTTGCAGTGACAGATGGTTTCGCCAATTCAAATGTAATATTATTTAAATATTCACTCTGTTGAAATGGAACAAGATTTTCGAAATATTCGTTTGTTAATAATGATTGTAAAATAATAAATTCATCTTTATTAATTTTATATTCGTCATTACCTATATTCAAATAATTTTTTGGCTGGAACATAAATAGTTTGATACGATTATACCGTAATAATTCGTCGGCTAATCTACCAAAATATATTGTTTTGTTATCTATATTACTTATTAAATGATTTTTCGGTAATATTAACTTACAAATATCATCATCTTGAATAAGACAATATTTTTTATCATCGCATTTCGTAGTACAAGTAGAAATTTCATTTAACATATTTAATACAGCAGGTTCAATTTCAGTAAAAACCAGATTTCCCCTTGCCATTTTACGTAAAAAATATTCTATTTTATTTAATCTTATTATGTAATAATCATTTGAATTATTAATAATAGATAGTATTTTTTCACGATTTAATTTATTATTAGATTGATTTAATAAAGTACGAATTGTGGTTCTAAAAGCATTATAGAATTGACTTTCTAAAAATATTTTTTTAGTAATATCAATACGTTCATTATCATATTCATTTGTATTAGTAATAACGTTATCCGCAATTAAATAATCGGAACTTTCAATGGTTACCAACTCATCTTGGTCTATATTTTCTTGTGGTGGTTCTATTTTTATAAATTGATTTGTTTCACTTAAAATGCCTACTATCAAATTATCTTCTAATACTTTTATCATTGGTTTACAAAAAATATTCCCTTCACTTACTTCACTCAAACTAAATAATTCGTCACGTGTTGTTCTATAATCATTCCAAATATCATCATCCATAAATTGTATATTAACGTCTTCAATTACAGCAGAAGGAAAACAAGGAACAAATACATTATTTCCATTATTATTTTCGTTAGTTGTAAGTAATCCAATAATTTTACCTTGATAATTCATTATTTGAGAAACAACATTATAGTGATAACTTTTTAATAATGAATATAGTTTAAATGCCAAAATATTTTTTTTAAATTTATAAACAGTAGGTTTACTCGATTTAGGATAGCAACTATTAGTTAACGTATTTTGAATTATTTTTAATACACTCTTAATATTTTTAATAACATAATTACTATTTTTACGAGCTTCGAGAAATAATTTTGTAGCACTAATAGTTTTATTATTAATTTCGTATAAATAAATAGGTTCAAAAATATCATTTCGTTTTAAAATAAAGACAGTATTTTTTCTTGGGTCATACATTTTCGAAGAATAAGGATTAGTAGGGCATATAATTTCCATATTATCAGTAATATCATTGTTTATTATATTAATAATAACCAAATTTAACCCACTATCAAATAATTTACTATTACTGTTTGTAATAAAATCCCATAAATAACTATAATCAATTAGAGAATTATCATCGTTCAAATAATCAATAAAATTATTAAATGCGCATATAGTATCTTCAATAAAGTCGACTTGGCTTTCATTATTAAAATCTATACTTTTATAGAATTCACTATAATTATGTTTTTCTATTTCGGCTTGGTCCAACATTATTTTCTTTTTAGATTTGAATATAGAAGGTAGAGAACTATTATGATATTTAATAAATAAATCTAATGTTATTGATTTTGAAATGATAGCCAACATTTCTTTTATTTTTGGAACAGCGAATTTTTTAGTTGGGTCTTTGGTATTAATGTTTTCTGCATAAATATCAGCTATACATCCAATAAACGATTTGAATTTATTTTGTTCAACTCCATACCGTAATAATATGGGCGTTTTATCTTTGATTAAAGCAGAATTATTTTTTGTGACAGCTTTATTATGGTCAATATTAAAAAATTTCTCTATTGACGGCGGTAAAAAACCATATCTATTTTGTGGTATAATAAGTCTTTCAACTCCAATAATATAATTTATATTATGTGTATCAACGCCGGTATCTTTTTCAGTTTGGGGGTTCAAACATTGGTCTCTTCGTTTCTTTCTTGATGGATTATCCCAATTATTATAACAACAAGGTAAACATAAATCATCTGGATGAGAACCCGATGGTTTAAATCCTGGATAATGTTGCACATATTCACCTTCACTGGTAGTATGGTATTTTGGATCAGTAAATTCATATACATAGTGTCCTGGTTTAATCGGTTTATTATCAGAATCAGCAGGCATTACTTTACCACATTTTCCAGCTTTTACATCTGCCTCACTAATACTTGTATTTGTTTTTAAACACCAATATCTTGGGCAAATATAATAAAACGGTTTTTCAGTGTCACTTCCGTATTTTATCGATTTGCTATATGAACCAGGATGTTCTCTATCTATTTTTTCTTTTTCTTCTTCTGTTAAAATAACCGGTTGTAAATTTGTGCTCGTTTGACAAATTCTTGAATAAGAAGAAAACCCATCTTTATCTTCAATATTAAACAATTTGGGTTCTAATGTTTTCATTTTTTTTAAAAATAAATCCTTTTTTTTGAATATTTTACCATCTAAATCTTTATCAGTTAATTCTTCACCTGCTCCACCTTTACTAATTTCTTTACTACTATTATTTTCATCATCTTCATCATCATCGTCAGAAAATATCATTCCTTCGTCTTCTTCTTCGTTTGCCTGATTTACTTTTTCCAACATTTCTTCAGTTATTTCGGTATTTGCTACTGGTTCAGGTTCTTCTTCGTCATCATCAAAAATCATTCCTTCATCTTCTTCCATATCTTCGTCAATAACATTTACTTGGTTTTCTTTATCTTGTTGAACCATTTTATTTTCTTCGGTTTCGATTTCATCTTCTACATCAAATAATGGCAAAGCAATTTTTTTTGTAAAAGTAATAGGTTGCATTTTTACCTCTTTTGGAACAATAACTGTATTTAATTTAGGTTCTACTTGTGTATATGTTTTTGAGCATACATTCTTTATATATTTCAAATCGAAATCAATGGTTTCTGGTTGTAAAAATAATCTCAAATAACTATCCAAATAGATATTTATATACTTAATGTAATTTATAGAAGATATTTTATCAATTTCAATTATGAATTTTCGTTCAAATGGTTTATACCGAAATAAAGTATGAAATCCAGGCGTTTCAGCAATATCAGTTTCTTTATTTACAAAACGACCTTGTATTCTTGTAAAATCATTCAAAAATTGTGATATTTTCATTAACGCTTCATCTTCTGTTATTTTAAAATTATCCATTAGGTTCAATACTATCGCTCGTTCATTTCCAGTTTTGTCATAAATATCCCGTATCATGGATGAAATTTCATCCATTTCTTGGAAATTCTCAACCAGTTTATATGTTAAATCCGTTCCTTCTGATATATTTTCAAATGACGGGATATTGAATATACTGGTCAAACAATTTTTATAATCTATTAAATTTATTTTTTTATCACCAACATTAATAGAATAAACCAATTTCATATCAACAAATTCTATATTTGGCATATTCAAATTGATAAATTTATGAATTTTATAACCATTTTGTTCTAATATATCATTTAAATGGTCAATAATCGGATTTAATATTCCTTTTATAATTTCATTTAATTCTGATGGTTCAACTGATTTATCAAGAACACTTTTAAAATGAATATTACCATTGTATTCAAAATCAATAAAATATTCATTATCACTATCTTTAATATAAAATGAAATTTGTTTTGATTTACCTGATTGTTTTGATAAATTCATAAGTATCGATTTTGATAAATAAGGGATTTTTTTACCAGTTTTGGATATTTTAGTAGAGTATAATCTGTATAAATTCTCGTGACGAATACCAGGGTTATATTTAACATATGGCATGGAAGCAGATACGTGAATATTTTTAAAAATGGCTTCTAATGGAAAAATGGTTTTTGTTTCAGGATGTAAAACCATATGAAATGATTGCACTCCCTTATCGATATAAGAAAGTTCGCTGGTTTTATTATAAAATATTTTATAAAAAATATCAATTGTTTCAAATTTTCTTAATTGCTGTAAAACATTTAAATCATCATTATGTTTTAATAAATCTCGTTTGTTTTCTATTAATTCTTGTTTATTCAAAATAGAATTATTACTTAATAATGGAAAATACGTGTTTGTAATATAAGTTTCTTTTATAGAATTTTCTATAGCATAATCATATACATCATTCGCATTGCATAGATAAATAGAATTATTAATAATTTCACCATAATTTAATAAAAGTGAATATTCAAATAAAACCAAAGGGTTTTCAGAGTTGTTTTCAAAACTATAATTTGATGAACTTATTATATCAAATGGATTAGCAGAGAATAGATAATTTTTATTACGAATAAATCGTTGTCCAATCGATGTTTTTATATTAATGTCTTTATTATCAATGTCCAATTTAAGTAAATCATCATAATCATAATTATCTTTACAAGAAATTTTATTTATTATAGATGTATCAATATCCAAATTCATTAATAATTGGTTCATCATATCTTGTGTAAATTTTATTTGTTGCTCTTTTGTGATTTCATTATAAAAATTTAATAAATTGATTTTTTCTTTTATGATAGAGAACATATACATTTCATAATATGACATTGATTTTGTATCTAATTCTTTAATAATTTTTGTTCTAATATTATTAATATTATCATCATAATGAAGTAATTGTTTTGAGTAAATGATTTGTGGATTATCATTATGAATATCATTCAACTCATTATCGCTAAATAAATCACTATTTTTTATATTTGGGTTTTCGTTACCAGAAAAAACAACAATTTTTTTTATTTTTGAATTACTATCTAAAAGAAAAACCTTAAATATTTCATCCAAAGGTATATTTATTTTAGGATTTTCCATTATCTTATATACAATATAATATAAATTTTGTATCTTTTTTTGTATCTTTTATTAATATATAAATAAAAATGAAAAGAGCATTATTAATTGGTATTAATTACTATTCTAATCCAGAAATACAATTGAAAGGATGTATCGATGATGTTAATAACATTCGTAGTGTATTAATAGATGCATATGATTACGATTTAGCAAACATTATAACATTACGTGATGATGAATTAAGAGGCCAATATCAACCTACTCGTGATAATATAATAAAAAATTTAAATCAATTAGTTTCACAAAGTGCTTCTTTAGAAGAAATTTGGATACATTATAGTGGCCATGGTTCTCAAATACAAGATATGAACCGCGATGAAAATGGGGGACTTGACAGTATTTTAGTTCCATGTGATTATCAACAAAGAGGTTTTATTATAGACGATGAATTATTAAATATAATAAAAAATATTAAATGTCGTGCAATTTTAGCTTTTGACAGTTGTCATAGTGGGACAATATGTGATTTACCTTGGTCGTTTGAATATAAAAATGCCAGTGTATTTTCAATAATGAAAAATAACAACGTAGTCATACAAAATCCAAACATTTATATGTTTAGTGGTTGTAAAGACAATCAAACAAGTGCTGATGCATACAGTAATGAAAGTCAACAAGCAGTTGGTGCTTTTACAAATGCTATGATTACATCATTACGAATGAACCGTCATAATATAAATTGCATGATATTATACCGTGACATATGTAATTATTTAAAGACAAATGGGTTTGAACAACTACCAATATTTTCTTCATCAAGTCAAATGCCAAATTATAAATTTGTAAGAGCAACTGAGACAACTAATGCGGGTTTATTAACAAAACAAATCGCTATTAATGCAAATAATACTATAAAATCCAACATGCGTTCTATATTATATAATTGATTAGTTGATGTTTTATTATGATTTTCTATGCGAAAACAACAAATATTTTTATGAAAAATATTCAATCATAAAAATATTTACGAAATAAAAATCCAAGAAATGTATAATTTATCTAAGTGATTTCGTGTTTTTACCATATCTCCATTATATGCAGAATATACATCTTTGACGTGAATAAATCGGGCAATAAACCCGAAAACCATTATTGAAATAAGAGCAATGACCAATCTTATATTTATTTGATTTGTAAGAATTTTATTCAAAAATATATAGCTTACTATATTACAGAATAATGTATAAATAATTGTATGAAACAATACAGAAAATAACATTGGAACAAAAATAGTAGGCAGAAATAATTGATGGGATTTCAATTGTGGATTAGTTGTTTCTAAATATAATTTTGTAAACATATTATATAATGATATTAGATAAATATTTGAGTTATCACAATAAAGTAATATTTGCAGTAATTTGTAGTGGATTTTGGATTTATTTGAGAACATCTGATTGTTATAAACTTATACCAAGAGGTCATATATTCCCAATTATATTCGTAATGATATGGACTTACCTTAATTATTATGAACCATTATTCTTACCTATTGGATTAGTTGTTCTCATAATATATTCACAAATACAAGTTAGAGACCATAAGAAATGCTAAATAGTAATTGGTTTTTGTACTTCATTTTCGTTACTTTTCCAATATCCAAAAGCATTATGTTTACCATAATTTCCAAAACAACTTTCTTCAAATGGTTCTCTTTCTAATAAAATAATATCATCCTTATTTTCATAGGATAAATAGCAGCGAGTAATCAGGTTGGGTCCAGTTGTATAATAGACATAAGCAAATTCTTTATCATCTGGGTGTGTTGATATAAATTTATCAATTTCTTCTTCGCATAAATCAAAATTAACTATATTATCAATTATATGTTTAATAAATGGATGTTGTCTTGGCGAATAAAACGCATAATTTCCTAATAATCCTATATCATTTTGTTTCGAATTGGCATTATTTACTTCTGCTTTATATTCAATAGGAAAAACACATTTATATAAATTTAAATCATCAAATGGTTTTGTAATCTCCATATCTATATCCAAATAAACGCCACCATAATAATAAACAGCCAAATAGCGGAAAAAATCAATTTGTTGAATTTTATATTTGAAATTCAAGAAAGTATTTAGATATTCGGGATACTTATTTGTAATAAAATTTATAATATCAATATCAGTAAAAATTGTGTGATTACAATGTGTATTTAGTTCTCTTATATTTTTTACAAAAGGGAAACACATTGGCGGTATTCCTTCTTCTTTCCAGGTTTGAATTATATTAAATTTTTCCATTTATAGTAAATATCATAGTATGTTTATATTTATTATAAAATTCATAGTTCATAAAATACAATAAATATAATAATTTAAAAATAAAAAAAATATTATATAATAATATAATGGGAGATAATTGTGAAAATAAAATGAAGGCGAATAAACCATGGTCGTTTGCTGATTTGATATTTATATTAATAGACTTTTTGTTCATAAATGATAATAACGCTAATGGAAATAATACGAGAAGAGAATTACAATTAGAACGATAAAAAATATACATATACTATATAATGGCGAATACTTCATTATATAATACTTTATTTAGTAAGAGAATAATGAAAGGTGGTTTATCAAAACAATTAGATATATTCAATTTATTGAATATGAAAAAAGAGTTATTTATTATGATTTTTTTAAACTTGATAGTTCAATTAGTAATTACTTATTACATTATGATGAATTTTAATTTATTTACAAAAGAGAAAAATGATAAAAGTAATAAAAATATAAGCGAAAAAATAATGATAAAGTTCTTTTTATTCATTTTATTATTAGTTCTCATTTTTATTATAAATATGCCAATGCCGAGTTGGATACGTTTTATCGTATTTTCTGTAATATCAGTAATATTTGGTGTTATATTATCCAATTTAAAAAATGTTTATGGTGTTGAAATAATAAAAGCAGCAATTTTTTCTACTATTGGTATATTCGTTACTTTTCTATTTATAGGAATAGCAATAGTATCTTTTGGTATAAAGTTAGGAGTAAAAACATTATTATTTTTATTGGCAGCGTTATTATTATTTATAATTACAAAAATTGTATTTATGTTTGCAGTTAATTATTCAAATTATGTAAAATCATTTGCGGTCATTGGGTTATCCATATTTGCTGCTTTTATTATATACGACACGAATATTATATTAAGAAGAGATTATCAAGGAGATTTCATAACAGCTTCATTAGATTATTATTTGGATATACTAAACATATTTACAAATGTACTTCAATTAGGTGGTAGTGAATAATATTAGAATTACAAAGTGTAAATACTAAAATACAATTATGATTATGGTAATAAATAATAAAATATTTTTAGAAATATATTTTATTATATTATAATGCCTTTACGATTCGTAAAAACTACGAAATTTGACCCTTATACCCATATAAAAGAAACCACTTTTGCAATCAAAGAAGTTCGTGATTTTACTACAAATGATGTAAGTTTGAATAAATATGATAATGGACAATATGATAATTTAATAACTGATATGAATACAGCATTACACACAATAGGATATAGTGATATATATATTTTTACAGATGCATCGGGTATGATACTTGCAAATGATAATAGTGGAAATCCAATCGAAAAAAGACGAATTAAAACAACATCATATACATATCCTTATTTGGATAATAGTGGAAATTTTGTATTTGGTTTTTTTACGATAGTTTTTGATGACGATAGCACATTTACTAACACTGATGAATATGAAACCTCATTTTGGTATATAATTTTTGGTATGAACCCGATTGTTGTAAAACAATTCACTTAATAAAATATAAATACTAATAAAATAATATAATAAAAAAATAAAAAGGTAATAAATACAATTTATAATAATATAATAAGTAAAATGTTTTTTATTAGATTATTTAATTTGTTTGTAACAGCGTCCTCAATAGAAAAAACACAATTTATACAGAATTCAAATGTTCCATTATGTAAAAATTGTGTATATTTCAAAGCTTATAGACATCCAGACTTCTATGATTTGGGGAAATGCACCAAATTTGGAAAAATGGATATAGTATCTGGCGAAATAGATTATCAATATGCTTATACAAGTAGAAACGATAAAAATTTATGTAGTTTTAATGGAACATATTTTGAAGAAAGAAAACATCCAGATATTACGCTCTCTATACTTCAAAAAGAATGGTGAAAAATATTACAAACAATCTAAGCATCATAATAAGGATTATCGTGAATTTTCATTCCACAGTATTCAGTTGGTTTCTTTTTATAATCGATAGGATTATGAATTCCAGCATCTTTTGCGTTCTCTAATAAAAATTTGAAATTAGCCCAAAATTCACTTTTATGTCCAATTGATTTTGTCATAATATGCGATAATTCGTGAATAGCTACAAATAACAATGTCTCTTCATCAATTAAATTATTATTATCTTTCTTTTTTACATTTAAACAAAATGCTAATTTTTCGCCCTTGTTCTCACTATATGCGGTATAACTACTGGTAGGTAAAGTTTCCATAATTTTTTGTGGTTTAAATCCAGCAACCAATCGTTTTATATTATCATTATCAGGATGTTTTTCACCAACATATTTTACTAATTCTTTACATTTTTCGGTAATCTTTGCTAATAAGTCAGCTGCTTGTTGTATTTTTTCTCGTTCTCTAACACAATATTTATTTCCATCAACTGTAGAGACAATGCATTTTAATTGGAAACTATCATTGCCATCAATATAAACGTATATACAAGCAATTAATAATACTGCTATTACAAAATATCCTAAAATATCACTACTATAATTCATAATTATTATTAATTTCTTAATATATGTTTGGATAATAAAATATTAGAATATATTATTATCTTGATAGTTATATTTACCTTCTACTCAAACGAGACAAATTTCTATAAAACGCTGGTTTATTATAATCAATATGATAAGTAGTAGCAAATGGAGCATAATCGCGTTCGATATAACGAGGTAAAATAACATTATTTATTGGTATATGTCTTGATTTCGTTTTTTCAGTATTTTCAATATCTTTTACTAAACTATAATAATTTGATAAAATCAGTTTCATATTACTACTATCATTATTACTTTTATCAATATAACTTTTTTTCATTTATCTATTATTACAACATATATTTATGTGTGTTTTTGTATTATGTAATTTTACAAAGTTTTTCACATTCATTTTTCATAATAGACAATGAAGGTATATGTTCTCCTACTATACACACACTCATATTCTCTTGTTTAAAATACTTTTTAATAACATTATTAATTTGGTTCTTATTTAAATCCTTATAAAAAGTATCAAATACATCAGCATAAGATATAATATTATGTGTGTTGCCATAAAGTAAAAATTCTTTACCATTATGTTCAGCCAAACTATAATTATCTTCTCTATTTATATTCATTTTTTCATTTTTCGTTTTTTTCGCCATTTCAATTTCTTTATTAGTAACTCCATTTTTGATTAAATCATTCAATAAATCAATTATTAATGGCAATACTCCCTTTTTATTACCATTTCTTAATAATTTTTTACTATCTGTTTCTGCTGAAATAACAAAATCACCAATATGTTCACAGAAATTTACACTGGATGAAGAAGTGTATGTTAATCCATTGTTCTCTCTAAGTAATATTGATAATTTACCACTTAATCCGTTGAACATTGTATTTAATAATTTAAGAGCATATTTATCACTACATAAATCATTACAAGTTCTAAAACCAATAGATAATATAGTAGTAACTATACCGATTTTTTTATGTAAATTATACTGAATTTCAGTTTGTGGAGTAATATTGAGATTGATAGAATGTTTTAAAAGAAATTCATTATTTGGTTTATTATTATTCATAAAATAAGATTTTTGAATAAAGGATATAACTTTATCAAATGAAATATTAGAAACAATACTGAGAACAAATCTACTTGGAATATAAAAATTCTTATAATATTCAATAATATCGTTATATTTTAATCGGTTTTTATTATTATGAAAACTCAAATTATCTATATGAAATTCATAAGAAGAACCTTTATATAATAAAATATCCAAATTTTCATCAACAATAACATCTGGGTCATTTTCATTACGTATATTTTCTTCAATAACTACTTCATATTCTTTTTTATATTCGGTTTTATCAAAAATGGAATTCATTAACATATCCGAAATTAACTGAATACAATTATCAATATGTTCTTTATTACATTTTACATAATAACAAGTCATTCGTTTTTCAGTATATGCATTAAAATCCGCACCGAATTCGTCGAATGCGATTAACAAATCTTTTGATTGTGGAAGTTGTTTTGTTCCTTTGAAACACATATGTTCAACAAAATGAGAAGCTCCACGAATTCCATTATGTTCATTTACAGAACCAACATCGCAAAATAATTGAAGAGAACTTAACGGAGAATTATTTTTAGGGTTTTCATATATTAATCTAAATCCATTTTGAAAAGTATGTGTTTTAATAGTCATATTATATTATTTTTCTTATTATAATATGATATATCGTTTTTTCTAAATATATTATTCAATATTGTATCCAAAAATGTATCCAAGATTGATGTTTATTAGAGTTAACTTATTGTGGACCTTGACCGATTTCAAGTGGAACGCGACCTAAATCAGGTTCGATTGTACTTTGGTTCCATGGACCTACTGGTTGAACTGGAATGACTGGGTCAGAACGTAATTGAAGATTGGCATTACGAAGAGTTTGACCAATTGTATCTAAACCAATATGGTAACCAGCTTGTAATAAATCAGGCATTAGAACATCACCCTTTTTCATAGAGTTAGGGTTTAAAGCAGACCATTCACTGTTATGGTCAGCAGGTAATAAATCACTTGGATTGGCAACTGGTTGAAGAGCATATCCAGGAGCAGATGATTGTGGTTTTGGGACAACTGTTGGGTCAACAGGGGCAGCAGCAGGTGGTGCTGTTGTTCCTGCAGACATACCATCAAGATTAAATGATTTTGAACCAGAATAAGTCAATAAACCCCATGCTAAAACAATGAATATTACTAAGAATAATACTCTTTCTTGTGTAAAAAACTTTGCCAAAGCACTTTGAATATTCTTAAACATTCTTTTTATATAAACGGCTGATAAAAAATTTATAAAATTTCGTTTTATTTTTGCTAAATATATGAAAAGTTTTATTGTATCATTCCGAATATGTTTCTAATATATTATAAATCATTATTTATAGAACCTTCATTTTCTAAATCTATATCTAAATCACTATCATCACTATCTTTCATATCATCTAACATATATGTATTTTTAATGCGTTTTGCTTCTAAATATGAAGAAAGTGCTAAATTTCTGGCTATTTTTGCTTTTCTTCTTGCTTCTCTATACATTGTATAGTAAACTTCATTTCTTTTTTTTATTTGTATTATTTCATTTTCAGGCAATTCTTCTACTTGAAATTCGACTTCTTCCAAACCATTACTATAATTATTTATTTCTAAAGTATTCATATTAAATTTCTGTTCATTTTCATTTTTTTCTAAATATTTTTCTGGAATTTCAATTGTTGGTTCTGGATATTGTTGTTCTTGTTCAGGGAGAGGTTCTGGTTCGGTTTCTAAATTATCAGTCTCATTGACTGTGTCAATTGGTTCAGTATCATAAACTATTTCTTCTGTTTGAAATTCATCATTATTTTTAACAATCAATATAGTGTCACCAACTGTATCATTAACAGTTTCAGCAATTGTTTCACTATTATTATCTTGATGCGAACAATTGACAACATCTTGTTGTTTTTTCGTTAATAGACATTTATCAAATATATTAATAGGGTTCATTACCAACATTTGCTTTAATTCAATTTCAATTTGAAAACTACGAGCAGAACATTTAATACCCTGTATTTCCAAAATTGTCATTATATTCATATTTTCATTGATATTATCCATGTCTACTTCATTTTCGTTTTCATCATAAATTTTCAAAACGCTTTTACCCAATATCGTATTTATATTGGTTCTAATAATATAAAATTTACCAGATTTATATACTTTCAAAGGCGGTGTAAAATAATTTTCAATATCAGTCATTTCTAATTCGCCGTCAAACCATTTTTCTCTATTATTAAAGATATTTTGTAGACAATGGTTCTCTAAGTTTTCCATCCATCTTACAAATTGGTCATTTTCATTAGTAAACATTATATCCGCAAAAAGGCGCTTACCTGCTTTTGAAATTCCTTGCTTTAATTTACATTTAGGAGGTTGTATATATAAGGGATTATCATTTACTAATAATTTTATAAAATAATTACCGCCAGTTATTACAGTCGGTTTTGTTAATACCAACTTTTCAAAATCAAATGTATCATTCGCATCATAAATCCCTTCCATTTTGTTATATATCAATATGAATAGTAATAAAAACATCTCTTTATTCATATTTCTATGAAATATATTTATGAACTCGTTAAATAGAAAAATAACAAATATCTAATAAAAATAGATGTATGAAAAATATTCATAATACTTGTATAGAATTTTTTCAGCGCGAAGATATGCGAAAAAATATTAAAGAGATAATAAAACCAATCGTAAATATAATTTATAATGAAATGTATTATTATGTTTGGTTTGTTTGTTTATATAATGTATTTTTAATATTTATAATATTAGTTAATCTATTTCTATTAGTAAAATTATTGAATAATCCACATATTTATTATAATAATTTATCGACGAACATTTAGATTTAGATAAAAAGAAAAATCTTTATATATTATATATTAGAAATGCCAAGACATTCTCACAGAAGAAGTTATAGTAAGCGTTCAATTAAAGGTGGTGATGGATACCAACATACTATTAGTGTATATGGTGATATGGGACAACAACACGCACAATCAGGTTCTAATATAATTGCTAATGATGGTGGTAAAATGCCTGTTGACCCAACACCTGTAAAAGGTGGAAGTCGTAAAAGAAGAGGAGGCAATTTAACAGGTTTAGCTGCTGTTGGTTTATTAACAGTCGCCAGTCAAATGTATGGTAGAAGAAATAGAACAATGAATAAAAAACACAGAACTTCAAGAAAAAATTATACAGGAAAGAAATTTAGAAGTTATAAAAAATAGATAGAATTATAGAATTATATAATATTAAAATAATATCTTCGTTTATATTATATGAACGATTGGGCTAAATTAGTTCAAAAAACATACAACGATAACAAACATAAAGCTGGATATAAACTTGGTAATGCTATGAAAGATGCTAAGAAAGTATACAAATCTCTTAAAAATAAAGGTGGTGCTGCTAAAAGTGAAAAGAAAAATAACAAAACTGCCAAGAAACGCAATGTTTCAGGTAAAAATAGAAAATAAATAAAGTTTACTAATATTATACATATGAATAATATTAGTGGTAATGTTATAGTAAAACAACCTAAAAATCAATTTATAGAAAATGTACAAAAATGGGTTCTCATTGATAAACAATTAAAAATAGTAAATGAAAAAACGAAAAAAATGCGTGAAATAAAAAACACTTTATCACAAGATATTTGTGAATATATGAATGATAATAATATGATTAATAAAAAAATCGGAATTACAAATGGAGAACTTAAAGTAGTAGAGAAAAAAGAATATTCACCATTGAGTTATGGATATATTGAAAAAAAGTTAGAAGAAATAATACCAGATAAATCACACGTCGAATATATTATACAATATTTAAAAGATAAGCGTGAGATAAGTATATCACAAGAACTTCGTAGTAATTATACAGCAAGTTTATAAGTAAAAAATAAAATATAATAATATTATAATGGTAGAATATTCAAAATCATTTGGAGAACATTTATTATTTAAAAAGAATGAAGAAGATATAATAATAGGCGGTTTTCCTATTGAAGAAATAGTAAAAACCCAATTAGAAAAATATGAAATATTAGGCGGAATGAAACGAGACGATGATTTTGGATTATCAAGATTTAAAGATTTAGCAGTGCCTTTAGGATTGTATGTTGATAAAGATTTGAACGAAATAATAGGCGGTTCTCAATCACAAAATAATAATTTCATAGAAGGCGGCACAATACCAGAAGACCATTTTAATAAACTATTTGATATGGTTGCTGTAATGAATGTTCGTGGTGGATTATCAAAAAAATATTCACGCAAAAATAAGGAAGTTCAAAGTAAAAAAAGCACTAAAAACAAAACAAAGAAGTTTGACGAATAAAATTATAATTATTAAGCTTACATAATTATAATTTATTTTACAAATGTATTACCACTCCAATTTTCAAACCATTTGTTTGTATTGAATGAATTAACTTTCAACAATTTATCTGCATTATCTTTCCAATATTTCACCTTATTTTCCAAATCAATGTCTTCTTGTGATTTTGGGAAAACGTAATCTTTATTTGCTTTCATTTTTGCCAAATCATTTTCATTTGCTTTTGGTTTTTTTCCATAACAATTTACACCAAATTTCAAATATGGATTAGCGATATGACCACCATTTACACCCGGCCTTCCACAATCATTTTTATGATTTTTCGTTTTTTGTAGTTTATCCCAAGTAGATTTTTGTGTTGGAAAATAAATCATTTGACTATCAGACCAACCATAATTACACCATTCTGCTCCATCATTATATGCTGCCTCTATTTGGTCATATGTTGCTAATTTAGCATCATAAGAACTACAAATTGCTTGTGCATCATCATATGAATATAAATTATTTGAAATGTTAAATACTTCATCTGGTTGAGTAACAACAGCATTTCCCTTTACTTCTTTTATAACTGGTTTTTCTTCAGGAGTTTTTTGCCATCCAAATAAAAAGAATAGAATATCCATTATAGGTATTTTCAAAAAATATTTAAAAAAATCAACGATGGCGATGATAATAAATAATATCCAAGCAATGGTTTCTATAATGGTTATAGCAATCGACTTAGAACCTTCACTCATTGGAAATCGAAATAAATAAATTACTAAGTAGAATACTACAATGAATGATATTACTGAAAATATTGACGAAGGTTCATTTACAAATTCTTCCAGTTTTGTAAGAGTAATATTCAAAAAATTATCTTTTTGGTAATTTGACATCGAATAATAACTTGTAATTATCACTATTATTAAACACGAAAACATTAAAATATCAATTGTTCTTGCCATACCTGCTTCATTACTACTTGGATTACTGGATTTAAAGAAAAACCCTAATATGAAATAAGCAATAAAATATATTCCTAAAAACCATATTATTAATATAAAATTGGATGAACTAAAGATACTTTTTAATATACTCGTTGTATCTTTTGAATTGTCTTCTAATCCTTCTTTATTATTAATTTTTTTATTATCATTATTCGTATCTATTGTATTATTTTTATTCAAATCTGTATTTGTATATATAACTTCATTTGATTTATTTGTATCCATTATATAAATAATAATATATTATAATTAGTTATTTTTTTTACGATAAAATAAACAATACGCTAAAGGAGTAATTATCTTATTCGGGTCATCTACTAATTCTACACTATTATCATTAAAATGTATCCATTTATTTTCAGCGTGTTTAACAAAAGCAGTGTAATGACCACCCATTACACCTCCCATATGATTACATACTCCATATAAATCATACTTATATGAAGATGCATTATAACCTCTAACATAACTTGATAAATCTAAATCTTCTAATGGAAACTGAATAGTATTATTGATTTTTTGTGTTCCATCAGGTGAAAACCGTTTTAACGAAATTACTAATATTTTCGGGAAATTCCAAAAAGAGAATTGTTTCTTAATATCTTCTTTGTTACCAGTTGCCTCATTAAACCAAGCATTGTCTCCTTCTAAAATTTCTGTTTTACAAAACATATTGAAGCAATCGTGTAAATTATTTGCTAAAATATTATTATCTAATACTGGTAAATCTAAAATAAAATAATGTTCTGGTTTAATAGCTAATCGTTTAGCTCCATCGATGGATATAATTTCAGACATATATATACCATAAAATAAATCCATTATCTCCGAATATTCTTTTGAATAAATATTTTGTAATACACTATAACATTGTAGTGCCATTTCATCAACTGGGTTTTCACTATTACCATTTATACGCATTTTTATTGAACGAGAATAACTGTTATGTATACATTCGATCATAAATAACAAAAATTCTGGCATATCATTTTGTGCCCAACCAGTAAATATTTCTCTACCTTTTACATTAGCTATTTCGTGAACATTATTGACGAATTTATTTGGTGAAACAATACCATTGCCGCTCCACATTACATTGCGTAAGTCATTCCATTCATTTAAAATATTTGAATCTGGTAAATCTGTTTTTAAAAATTTTTTAGAATTATTGGAATTCAATATTTCATTTAACTCATACGTATGATTTAGAACCTGTAAACAAGAATTTAAAAAACAAGTATTGCCCAAATTATCAATACCTGTATATCCTTTATTTTTATATTTATTCAAATCCATTTTTACAATTTAATTATAAAAGAATATACGATTATCTTTATACTATTTATTATTGTTTAAATGAATATATCCGCAAATGATGAAAATGGTGAAGAAGTATTCAATATTTTTAGAAATTTATTGAGAGACATATCGAACATAACTATGTATGATACATATAACGATTTTTTAGAAAATAATATTAATAATATACGCAGTAGATATAACAATAATAATAGTAACCATTCTACAACTTATGATATTTGTAATAATATGGTATTTACTGTTATAAACGAATATAATGTCAATATGCTTGAGTATAATGTTAATATGCGTGAATATTTAATTAATAATAGTAATACTACTAATCATAATATTAATACTAATAATACTAACAATACCGATAATATAAATACTAATTTTATAGAATATAATAATAATATTAGTGATTATAATAGTAATATGCGTAGGTTTTTAGATTTAATGTCAAGTATAAATTATAATATAAGCAGCAATAATAGTCGTAATTATAGAAGTAATGAAAATATAAGACAAGAACCAAGACAAACATATAGAAGTAATGCAACAAATTCAACAAACGCAAACGCAAATCGAAGTAATACTACCAATAGAAACAATCTATTTGGAAGAAATCGTGTATACAGATATACACCAACACAACTATTATCTTATTATTTACCAAATAGACAGAGAACTTTTACAAATGTTGTAGTAAGACCAACTGAACTACAAATAATAGATGCAACACAGTTAATCAATTATTCGGATAGTGAAACATATAACAATACAACTTGTCCAATTACTATGGAAGAATTTAATAATGGAGAACAGATATGTCAAATAAAACATTGTGGTCATAATTTTCGAGAAGAAGCATTACGTAATTGGTTTACAACAAATGTTCGTTGTCCAGTGTGTAGGTATGATATTCGTGATTACGTAAATGGTGATGCTGATGTTTCAAATAATAACATAGCAAATGATGTATCTGGCAATACCGAAAATAGAGAATCTGCAAATAATGTTGGAATGGATTATTCGATGAACAATATTCCTTTAAATAATAGTAATTCAACTCAATCATTAACAAGTAACTTATCAAATATTATACAAAGTTATTTGAACGAGAATTTAAATCCATTCGTTGAAGAATTAAATTCTAATTTATCCGAATTTGATATAGTATTTCCAATAATTTATTATAATGATGCGTCAGGTTATTATTACGATAGCTCAGGATTGGCAATGCATAGATAATTCTATTATATTATTTATAAAAAATAATATAATTTATACCATTAAAAATTTATTTCTTTTTTTCTTCTTCTTCTGGTTTGATGTCTAATGGTGTCATTCCTTCCATACGAAGTCTATGAGAAAGTTTCCATACAGCTTTACCAGTAAGATAAGCAACAACGCCAAAGACAGCGGCGTGAACAGCAGCTACTGTCATTTTAGAACCATTTTGTGGAAGTCTAAGTAGTATGTTTGGTGAAAGAAGGAAGAAAAGAACAGCGAAGTAAACAGCCATAAAAACGTTCATTGTTAAACGAATATATATATACCATACATTTTTATTATTCAAATTGCTAAATATTATAGATAAACTATACAATTGTGCCCAATTGAAACAAACATATGTAATATAGAATGACATATATCAGCCGCATATTTATTATTACAAAAACAATATTGCTCTGTATAGTAACCATAATTATAAAGATAATTTACGATGATAAATGTTAATAAAATAATATACAATAACACATAATGTAAATATGTATTCACACTTGTAATTTTTTGTAAAAATCTATATAACCCAAATAAGACAACAATAATAATACTGAGTTTATCAATGAATAATAGAA